CGGCGGCAAGAGCGCGTTCGGCTACCTGCGCGACGCCGGCTTCACCATCTGCGCGCGCCGCGCTAACCCGCAGATCGTCGACCGCATCAACGCCGTCAACGGTGCCCTGCGCCATGGGCGCGTGACGCTGTCGCCGTCATGCCGTAAAATGCGCGCCTATCTGCTCGGCTATACGCACACCGACAGCAACAAGCAGGTGCAGAAGGACATGTCCCACCTGCTTGACGCCTTCGGCTACCCGATCGCCTACCTGTTCCCCGTTGACCGCACGACCGCCACGACGGTCGCCTTCAGACAATGATCTACCACGACGAGTACAAGGCGGCAGCGCCTCTCTGGCGCAAGGTGCGCGACTGCATCGAGGGCGAGGACAAGATCAAGCACGAGCGGGAGCGATACCTGCCCATGCTGACCAGCCAGCGCGAGAGCAACGACATCTATGCGCTGGAGAGCTACAACAACTACCTGCTGCGCGCGTCGTTCTACGGGGCCGCCTCGAGGACGCAGGCTGGCCTGGTGGGCGCGGTCATGCGCCGGCCGCCTACCGTCGAGGGCATCCCTGACGCGCAGATGCAGCAGCTCGAGGACGACGCCGGCCCGAACTACGAGGGCCTGCAGGCGATGGTCATGCAGCAGCTCACCGATGCCGTCAGCGTGGGCCGCTACGGCCTCCTCGTCGAGCGCGGCGAGGACGCGACCCTGCCGCCCTACCTGTGCATGTTCAAGGCCGAGGACATCGTCTACTGGCACTGCACCGACTACGGCGGGCGCAAGGTGCCGACGACGATCACGATCCGGCAGACCTACGAGGTGCCCAAGGAGGGCGACCTGATCGGCAACCAGACCGAGCTTAAGGAGCAGTTCCTCATCCTGCGCCTCGGCATGGTCAGCGACCACCCCTACACGCAGCAGGTGCCGGGCGGCGAGGCCCTGCAAGCTGCGCCGGCCAGCGAGCTGATCTACTGGCAGGAATACTGGCGCGCCAAGGGCAAGGGCGGCACGGGCGTGCGCAGCGGCGAGCTCGAGCTGATGGGCATCAAGGTGCCGACCAAGAACGGCGGGCGCTACTGGAACGAGATCCCGATGGACATCGTGAACGCCGTCTCGGGCGTCTCGGTCGACGTCGAGACCGCGCCGATGCTCGGCCTGGTCAACGTCATGCTGTCGCACTACCGCGGCAGCGCCGACCTCGAGTGGGGCCGGCACATGACCGCCATCCCGCAGCCGTGGGTGTCGGGCTTCCAACTCGAGGAAGGTGCCAAGCTGATGGTCGGCTGCGGCTACGCCTGGGCCAGTCCTGAGCCCGGGGCGAACGCGCAGTATCTGGAGTTCTCAGGGGCCGGCCTCGGCCACATCCGCGAGGGCCTCAAGGACAAGGAGCAGCAGATGGCGGTGCTTGGCGCGCGCATGCTCGAGGAGCAGCCGGCCACGGCCGAGGCCATGGGCACCGTGCGCCTGCGTCAGGCCGGCGAGCGCAGCGTCCTGTCGACCATCGCCGAGAACGTCAGCGAGGCCACGACGCGCGCCATGCAGCGCTGGATGGCCTGGCAGTTCCCGGCCTACGACGACACGGCGCTGGCGCAGGAGATCAGCTACAGCCTGACCGCCGACTTCGACGCCTCGCGCATGGACCCGGGCGAGCTGGCCACCCTGACGCAGAGCCTGCAGGCCGGCACGATTAGCTGGGAGACCTACGCCTTCAACCTGCGCCGCGGCGAGATGCTGCCGCCGGGCGTCAGCGACGAGGACGAGCGCGAGCGCATCCAGATGGGCGCACCGGGGCGAAGCCGCAAGGACGAGCTGCAGATGCTGCAGACCGACGTGCGCGAGGGCCGGATCAGCCAGCGCACCTATCTGGCGCAGGTCAAGGCGCTGGGCATGCTGGGCGAGGTCGAGGTCGACGCCGAGCTCCAGGCGGCCGAGGACGACAAGGCTCGCGCCGCCGAGGCGCAGATGGCCCGATTTGTCCAGCAGCTGCCGGGCGAACGCGCGGGCTCCGACGAGCCGCAGGAGGCCGCACCCGCACCCGTGGCCGACGAGGCGGCAGGCGATCCGCAGGTCACGCTCAACGAGCTAACGCTGGCGGTCGAGCGTCTGGTGCGCGCTGGCAACCGTCAAGGAGCCAACGCGCTGCTCAAAGAAGCCGCGCGCCTCTTGGGCCTGCGGTCGCTGGGCAAGGTCGCCAAGCAGCCGCCGGCGACTAACGCATGACCGGCCTGCCGCCTATCGACCCAAGCGTGGCCGACAGGCTGCGCCGGGAGCTGCGAGAGCGCGCTGGGGAGTTCCTGACGCGCTTCAACAGGCACGACATCCTGATGGCCCGCGGCGTGCGCGGCGTGCAGATCGAGGCCGTGCAGCTGTTCCGGCGCGTTGTGGTCGAGCCGTTGCTCGAGAGCATCGGCGGCACCCTGGCCAGCTTCGACGCCCGAGGCCGCGACGTTACGCCCGAGCGATACCCGCAGCTCGCAGCCCTGCTGGACGAGATCGACCTGATCCTTGAGCGCGGCATCCTCGAGCTGCGTCAGGTCACAGAGCAGCGCCTGCGCGAGGTTGGCCAGCGCGAGGCCGACTTCGTGGCCGAGAACGTGGAGCGCACCACGGACCAGTTCGTCGTGGTCAGCGAGGCACCGGACCCGGCCCAGCAGCGCGTCATGGGCGACACGCCCGAGCAGTGGTTCGACAAGATGCTCAAGGGGCCGACGGGCGACAACGTGCGCCGACGCATCCTGCAGGGCCTCGAGCAGGGCGAGACGGTCGACGAGATCGTGCGCGGCGTGCGCGGCAGCCGCACCGAGGAGGGCATCCTTGACAAGGCCGCGACGGGCGTGGACACGCTGGTCAGGACGGCCGCGACCACTGAGAGCAACATGGCGCGCGAGCAGACGTTCCGCGAGCTCGGCGTCGAGAAGTGGCGCTTCGTGGCCACGCTGGACAGCCGCACGACGATCCTGTGCGCCAGCCTCGACGGCAAGGTCTACGACGTCGGCGAAGGGCCGATGCCTCCGCTACACCCCAACTGCCGCAGCACGGCGGTGCCCTACCTCGGCCCGCCAGATGGCACGCGCGCTGCGTTCGACGGCCAGGTCGAGGCGGACGTCACCTTCGAGGAGTGGCTGCGCACTAGGCCGCAGGCCGAGCAGGAGGAGATGCTGGGCAAGGCCAAGGCCGCGGCGTGGCGCAAGGGCGAGATCACCCTGCAACAGATGCTCGGCCGCGACCTGCAACCCCTGACGCTGCAAGAGCTTCGAGAGAAGGACCGCCTATAATGCCAAAGCACATTCGAGGCGCTTACGCCACCCGTCCGACTAACGGCCCCAAGAAGGGCAAGAAGCCGGCCAAACCGAAACCCAAGAAGTAGCACATGCTGAGAAAGACCTACGCGACGCAGGCAGACATCCCGGAAGGGATCCGGGACCACTACACCGACACCGGCAACGGCTGGCAGCTCCAGCTGGAGGCCGACGAGGGACCGGCCGTCGACCTGGCGCGCTACCGCGAGATGCGGGACAACAACATCAAGATGAAGGCGCAGCTCGAGGAGCTGATGACCGAGCAGGAGCAGATCCGAGGCCAATACCAGACGATGCTGGACAAGGCCCAGGGCGAGGAGGAAGCCCAGCTGCTCAAGTCGGGCCAGTTCGACGAGGTGCTCGAGAGGCGCACGCAGGCGATCAAGAGCGAATACCAGCGCCAGCTCGAAGACTTGCACCAGCAGCGCGAGGCCGCCGAGGCGGACAAGGTCGCGGCGCGGCAGCGGTTCGGCTCGGTCTACCTGGGCGAGCAACTGGCCACGGCGCTTGAGCGCAAGAAGCTGCGGCTGCGGCCGACGGCCCGGGCGGACCTGCTCACCAGGGCGGGCAGCACGTTCGAGCCTAACGACACGCTGGACAAGCTGGTCGCCAAGGACGCGGTCGACGGGCTGGGCCAGGAGCTCACCATCGACGACTGGCTGGACCGGACCGTCACCGAGGCCCCGCACCTGTTTGACGGCGGCGACGGCGGCGGAGCTCGGCCGGGCGGTGGCGTCGGGGGCAACCAGATCCGCATGGACGAGGTCCGCAACGACCCGGTCGCGTTCCTGCAAGCATCCGAGAAGGTCGCACGAGGAGAGGCCAAATGGGCGTAACCAAGAAGCTGCTAAGCGTTCGATTCCGACACACCATGGGTCCCGTCGACCTGGTTCAGCCCAAGGGCAGCACGCTGCTACAGGTGCACCAGAGCGGCAGCGGCTACTGGTTCGCCGATCTGCTCTGCCCTGATACCGACGAGGAGGAGCCGCTGCGGCTGCTTGTCGTCTCAATGAAGGACACCAGCGCGCGCATCGAGGCTGGATGGGAATGTGTTGGGCACGCCTCGACGCACAGCGGCCGGCGGGTCTACGTGTTCCACGACAAGCCCGTGCGCAAGGTCAGCAAGGTGGGCAGGCCCAAGAAGGCCGCCACGCCGCCGCCTGTTGACGACGTCGCCCAGTAGCGGCTACAATGCGCGCGCGCAGCCTTGGGCCTCACAGAGGCCACTGCGCGCCGCAGACGCGGCAACCCTTAGCTGACAGCGTTGGCTAGGGCGAGCCGCCGACTTGGGCACCCGGCGGGTGTCCGACAGCCGGGCCGGCTGATGCGGGTGCAAGTTTCACCCCCCTCTACACCTCGGACGGGCTACGCCCATCTGATTGGAAGGCCCGAGCCGTGTCGGACATAGATCTACCGCCAACCATGGCAAACACCATCACCGCTGTCGTGCCCAAGCTTGTGGGCCTCATGCTTCCCAAGTTGCGCGCGCACTCGGTCATGCCGCGCCTCGTCAACCGCGACTTCGACACCCTCGGCGCGCAGCCGGGCAGCTCGATCGACGTCCCGATTCCGCCGACCATCACGACCTCGGCCGTGACGGCTGCGGCGACCCCGCCGTCGACTGCGGACATCACGCTCGACACGGTCAACGTGCCGCTGTCCAGCTGGAACGAGGCACCGTTCTACATGACGGACAAAGACCTCATGGAGGTCGAGCAGGACAAGCTCCCCGGCGTCGTCGAGGCGGCCCTGGCGTCCATCATCGAGACGATCGACGCGGACATCCTCGAGGCGGCCCAGAATGGCCACGGCCTCGCCGATGACCAGGGCGGCAGCGTGTTCAACGCGATCGCCGACGTCACGGCCCCGCAGAAGCTGCTCAACACCAACAAGGTGGCGCGCGGCGAGCGTTACTGCGTGTTCCAAGAGGACGCCGAGGCCAACCTGCTCGCGCTCGAGCAGTTCACCAGCGGCGACTACGTGACGGGCTTCCCGTTCGAGTCCGGCGACACCAGCCTCACGCCCAAGATGGGCATGATGTGGGTCATGGACCAGAACGTGCAAACCCACACGGCTGGCACGGGCAACGGGTTCCTGGTCAACAACGGCGACGGCTACGCGGTCGGCGATAAGACGCTGACGCTGGATACCGGCACCGGGACGATCCTGGCCGGCGACACCGTGACGATTGGCAGCTACAACTACGGCGTGGCTTCGGGCACGTCGGGTGCTGGCAGCATCACGCTGAACCAGGGCCTGCTGGAAGCGGTCGCCGACAACGCCACCGTGACAGTCATCGACCGGACCTCAACCAACATCGGCAACGTCGCGTTCCACCGCGACTCGGTCGTGTTCGTCTCGCGTCCGTTCCAGGCCAGCAACGCGGCCATCGCGTCGCAGACGATCAGCGACCCCGTCTCGGGCCTGTCGCTGCGCCTTGAGGTGACCCGTGAGCACAAGCGCGACCGCTGGTCGATCGACGCGCTCTACGGCACCAAGGTCGTGCGCCCCGAGGGCGTCGTCAAGATCATCGGCTAGGCCGGTGATCGTTAGGCTGCCGGGCTCGACGAGCTCGGCGGCCCCACCCTGCGCGCACGGATCCCATGGCCACGCAACCTGTCTATCTGCTACTTGGTGACAGCCTGACGCTCGCGAGCGCGCTGACCTCGGCCTACACGACGGCGCTAGCGGACCCGGTCTACACGACCGGCGACCGTGGTGCCTTGCAGCAGATCTGGGACTACGAGGACCAGGCGGTCGAGAACTACATCGCGCACACCAACAGCCACGGCGGCGGCACGCGCATTCCGCCCGCGCCCTACACTGGCGCTGGTCCCGAGTTCAGCCTCCTTGCCAAGCTGGAGGCACGCCATAGCACCGACGGCGTGGTCATGGTCAAGCGCAGCTCGGTCAGCGCCACGTTGATCGCGGAAGGCACAGGCTGGGTCGGCGACCCGGTCTACAGCGCGGGTCGATGGGCTAAGTCGGTCAGCGGCGAGAACTGGGACGAGTTCCAAGCTGACGTGACGGCAGCCATGGGTGCCATCAACAGCAGCCCGCCGACGCTGGGCGAGGTCAAGGGCATCTTTGTCGCGCTGGGCACCAACGACATGGCCGT